CGCCGGAAAAGACGGCGGGAACGGCGGTTTTGCCCTATCCCCACCCCTCTCCCACGGGAGAGGGAGTAAGTACCAAATTGAGGAGCGGCGCGGGCGATTTGATGGAGTGGGCAAATGGAGGACAAGGATAACTGGCTGAAACGGGAAATCGCGCAGGGCTTTATGATGCTCGCCGCTCTGAATCTCAAGGGTCGTCCTGCTTCGGCGGATTTGACGGCGGTCGCCAAACTCTGGCACGGGATACTGGGCAGCCGCATCTGGCAGCCCGAGCGCGATACGGCAAGGATAAAGGCGGCATTTTTAACCATCGCCGCCACCTCGTCCGAATGGCCGAACCCGTCCGACCTGATACGGAACCTGCCGCCTGAGGATGTCAGGATGGTGCCGAGGCTGGAAAAGAAGCACCGTCCGACGGAATACGGCAAAGCACAATCGGCGGAATTGAAAAAGCTGACAGGCAGTCTGAAAAAAGCACCCTGTATGGACAGGGGCTGGATATACGGACCGAGGCATCGATCTGTAGATGAATGTTTAAAGATTTACAACGAACGGAAAAAGGAAAAACCATGAACGATTTAGATATGAGCCAATACCGCAAGGACGCGCGCGGTGCGCTGGTGCCGGTAGCCACCATCAAGGAAATCGACCTCTTCCGCGACGACTTGGTGCGCGGGCTGGTTGCCAAGGTGCTGCCTGTGAAGGCGGAACTGGCGACGCTCAAACGCGAAGCGATGGCGGAAGTCAATGCCTTTATCGACATGAGTGTGGAGCAATACGGCGTAAAGCGCAGTGTCAAAGGCAATACCGCCCTGCACAGCTTTGACGGCAAATACCGCATCCTGATTGCCAATCAGGACGTGCAGCAGTTCGACGAGCGCATTCAAGCCGCCAAAGCCCTGATTGACGAATGCCTCGACGACTACACCAAAGATGCGAACGTGAATCTGAAGGCGATTGTACAGAAGGCTTTTAACGTCAACGCCGAAGGCAAAATCAATGTCAAACGCGTATTGGAGCTGCGTACCCTCAAAATCGAAGACGAGAAATGGCAGCGCGCCATGCAGGCACTTTCCGACAGCCTGCACATCCAAACCAGCCGCGAGTATATCCGCTTTTACGAGCGTAAAGACGATACGGGCGAGTATGAGCTGATTAATTTGGATTTTGCAAAGGTGTAATTATGTGGTTTAGTCAATGCACCATATTCAGGCCGTCTGAAATTCCGAATGCCGCCGTGCTGGCCGACGCATTGGCCGGTGCCTCTTTTGCCCCTTGCGGCGGGCTGGATTGGTTTGCCGAAGGTTTTACCGCACCGCAGAGCTTTACCCCCGAGCTGGTCTTTCAGGCTGAAAAGACAATGGGGATTGTGTTGAAGCGGGAAGAGAAGGTGCTGCCGGGCAGCGTCATCCAGCGGGCGGTAGGCGAACGGGTGGCACGTATTGAGCAGCAGGAAGGTCGTTCGGTCGGTCGCAAAGAACGGCAGGAATTGAAGGAGCAGGTAACCGATGAGTTGCTGCCGCGTGCCTTTGTCCGCGCCACCCATACCCGTGCGCTCTTCGCCGACGGCCTGCTGCTGGTAGACAGCGCGGCAGCCTCCAAAGCGGAAAACCTGCTCGCTAAACTGCGCGAAGCCTTGGGCGGTTTGAAAGCCCAGCTGGCACACACCCGCCGAACGCCATCGGCACTGATGACTGAATGGCTACTGCGCGGCCATGCCGCTGGACGCTTTGAGCTGGACGACATTGCCTCATTGCGAGGCGCGGGTGATGTACCACCGGAGATACGCATCAAACGGCAAGACCTAACAGCCGAGGAAGTGGCCAGCCATGTGCGCTGCGGCAAGACTGTGAGCGAGCTGGGCTTGGTTTGGGACGATCGGGTTGCCTTTGTGCTAACCAGCGAGTTCACGCTCAAACGTATCCAGTATTTGGATGTGCTGCAGGAAGCGGCGGAAAACCACGGCGTCAATGCCGCCGACTTGGCCGCTGCTTCGCAGGTCATTGTGTCCGCCAACCTGAGCGCCTTAATCGGCGAGCTGGTTGAATTGATGGGCGGTTGGCAGGAGTAACGATATGGCCAAAGTAACCATCATGATTGCCGACACCCCGCGCGGGGTTATGCTGAAAATGACTTCGGACAAGCGGCTGCCCGATCCAGGCAACGACGGCGGCAGCATCGCACAAAACCTCGGCCTGATTGCAATAGAACTGATTAGGCAGGAATTTAAGACGGTAACCGGCAAGGAGTTCCGGGAGTGTACCGTCCAGTAAGCAATACCGCACGGCACGGTTTGCCGTTTACCACTTAAGGAGTAATACCATGAATAAAACCGATTTGATTAACGTGATGGCGGTCGAGTCCAGACTCAGCAAGGCCGATACCGCCAAAGCCTTGGCCGCCTTTGAAAACATCGTGGCCGACAGCCTCAAGCGCGGCGAAGACGTGCAGCTGGTGGGATTCGGTACTTTTACCGTAGTCGAGCGAGCCGAACGCCAAGGCCGGAATCCCGCCACCGGCGAAGCCATCACGATTCCGACGGCTAGACAGGCCAAGTTTAAGGCCGGCAAGCCGCTGCGCGACGCCCTCAAACAATAAGTGATGTTCAACCCATGCCGCTGCGATGCGGCGGCATCAGTGGAACATTAGGAGAGTCCAAATGCGTGAACCCAAAGCCCACAAGAAAGCCCGCCTGATTAAGCTCTTGCACGTGGCCAAAAACCAGCTGATGCTGGACGATGCCGCCTACCGCAGGCTGCTGGCCAATGCCAGCGGCGGCAAGACCAGCAGCACCAAGCTGTCGCTGGACGAACTGGAGCTGGCGCTGCGCGGCATGAAGGCGATGGGCTTTGTGGTCACCACCAAGGCGCAGGCTAAGGGTGGCAAGCCTGATATCCCGGTGCGCGAAGCGGCGGCCGGGGTGGACGCGCAAATCAAAAAAATCCGCGCCCTGTGGTTGGAGCTGCACCGCTTGGGCGCGGTACGCAGTCCTTCAGAATTGAGCCTGGCTCGTTTCGTCAGCCGCATGACCGGCGTGGATTATCAGGGCTGGCTGAGTGTGGACGATGCCTCACGGGTGATTGAGCATTTGAAAAAATGGAAACAGCGGGTAACGCGGGAAGGAGCGGGAACATGACGCAGGCAAGGGTGGCCGAGCTGCTGTCCGATTTGGCGGCCAAGGTCGGAGAGGAAGTGCATTCTGCCGGGGTGGCGGACAAAAAACAGGCCAAAACCATCGGTAACCATGTGGCCAAACGTATGGCGCGGGAATGGGGCGGACAGAACCTGTATATCCCGCACGGGGTGCTGTGGGACATCGACGAGCGCGACGTAGAAATCTTTGACAAGTTCGACGGTACCAATCAAAAAGAGCTGGCACGCGAGTACGGTTTTTCGGAGCAGTGGATTTACCGCATCATCGAACGGGTACGACAGGCTAAAATCGACGCCGCACAGCAGGATTTGTTCGATGAAGGGAAAGGCAAAGGGAGTAAAACAGATTAAAACGCGCACAAGGTCGGTCAGGAACGTTCCTGACCGATGTCTTTTTACGGTTTGGTACGTTTGCTTATCCCGCCGCCCGAACGCGCTTAAAACGCAAATTTGGCGATACTGGCTTCGGAGGCATTTTTTTAAACCCGTTTAAAGGACTTTCAGGCAGCCCATGCCCCATCATTCGAACCATACGAGTGATGGGGATTTTTTATGTTTGAGATTTTTCGAGCCGGTACACATACCGACAACAATGGCCGACAGGTCAACATCAGCGCGGCCGATTTGGCCGAGGCTGTGGCGGCCTACGACCCGAAGCTGCATGAAGCGCCGATTGTGGTCGGCCATCCCAAAACCGACGCCCCGGCCTTCGGCTGGATCAGTGGCCTGAAAACCGAGAACGGCGTGCTGTTTGCCGATTTCGCACAGGTGGATGACGACTTTGCCGGATTGGTGAAGGCCGGACGCTACAAGAAGGTATCGGCCAGTTTTTACCCGCCGGACAGTCCGAACAACCCGAAGCCCGGCGTTTGGTCACTGCGCCATGTCGGTTTTTTGGGCGCTCAGCCGCCCGCCGTCAAAGGCCTGACCGCCATCAACTTTGCCGAAGGCGAAGTGTATGTGGAGTTTTCCGAGGCGGCACACCGCCGCGAGGCGCGCATCTTCCGCCGTCTGCGTGAATGGCTGATTGCCAAGTTTGGTCTTGAAGAAGCCGACAACGTGGTGGCCGATTGGGAGATTACCGATATCGAGGAGGCCGCCCGCCATACCGACCCGCCGCTTGAACCTTTGCCGGCATTTGCCGATCCCACCCCCCAACCCAATCCACAGGAGAACCCTATGTCTCAAGAAGACCAAGCCGCCGCACTGGCTGCCGAAAAGGCCGCACGTGAGAAGGCGGAGGCCGATGCCGCCCAGGCCAAGGCCGAATTGAAGAAGCTGCAGGATGAGCAGGCGAAAGATTTGCGCGATGCCGACCACCAGCAAAACGCCGACTTTGCCGAGGGCTTAGTAAAAGAAGGCCGCCTGAAACCTGCCGACAAAGCCTTGGTGGTGCAGGTGCTGGATTTCGCCGAGCACCCCGAACACACCACCGCCGACTTCGGCGAGGGTGAGGCAGCCAAGCCACTGGGTGTTGCGCTGCGCGAGTTTTTGGCGGCGGTGCTGCCGCAACAGCTGCCGACCGGCGAAATGGCTAGAGGCGGCGAAGCACAGGCGGCAGGCAGCCTGGACTTTGCCGAGCATGCCGACCCGTCCGAGCTGGAATTACACCAACGCGCCCAGGCACTAGCGGCCAAAGAAGGCATTTCCTATGAACAAGCAGTATTCCGCTGCATGAAATAAGGACTGACACCATGAGTCAAAACTATTTGAAAAAACTGCAGGGCGTTTCCCCCATTCTGACCACTGTGGCGCAGGGCTACGCCCCCAACCGCTTTATCGCCGAAACGGTGTTCCCGGTGGTACCGGTGGAAGCCGAAATCGTCAAATTCCCCACCCACGGCAAAGCCGCGTTTGAGGAATACGAAACCCGCCGCGCCATCGGTGCCAACAGCAATGTAATCGTGTTGGACGGCAACGGCTGGGAAACCGTTACGCTGGAAGAGCACGACTTGGCTGCCGGCGTGGACTACCGCGCCGAGAAGGAAGCCTATTTCAGTCAGAAGGCCAAGGCCGCCCGCCGCGTGAAAGACGGCGTGCTGCTGAAAAACGAAGTTATTGTGGCCGGATTGGTGCAGAACGCCTCCAGCTACGCCTCCGGCCACGTCAGAACCTTAAGCGGCACCAGTCAATGGAGCGACCAAGCCAACAGCAACCCGCTCGCCGACGTAGATGCCGCCAAGGACAAAATCGCCGAAGCCGTCGGCCTGCGTCCGAACATCATGGTTATTGGTGCCGGTGTACTGAAACACCTGCGTTACCACCCGAAGCTGCAGGCACAGCTGGGTGCCAACGATAAGAAACGCATTACGCTCGACATTCTCAAAGACCTGTTCGAGCTGGAAGACATCATCATCGGTGAAAGCCGCCTGACCGCCAACGGCCAATTTGCCAACGTGTGGGGCAACCATGTCAGCCTGCAGATCCGCGGTGCCAACAGCGCCGGACAGCCGGCAGACGAAGGCAACCCCAGCTTCGGCTACACCTTCCGCCGTAGCGGCCTGCCCTTCATCGACACTTACGAAGGCGTGGGCGGCAAGGTCGAATATGTACGTTACACCGACATCAAAAAGGCTGTGGTAACCGGCGGCAAATGCGGTTACCTGCTGAAAGACGTGGTGGCCTAAATCAACCGAAAGGCTACCTGAAATTTCAG